GAACACCATTAGCACCATACTCTGCCGTTCCATACTCAGCAACAGTAGTAACAGGAATGTCCAATGTTGCCGAATAGTACTGACCAGAGAAGTCGTAGCCCCACTTGATGATGAAGCCTTGATTAGAGCCACCAATCACAACAACCGAAATCCTCTTGAGAACAGATGTAACCTCTGACTCGTTAAGGTTTGCGTAGTTGGTAAAGTACTGCATACGGTATGAAGTAGCATGGTCTAGATAAGTACCATACTTGCCAACATAACCATTCTTACCAATCAGCAAGTCACCATTGCGTCTAGAGTACAAAGAAGTAGGCTCAATCGAGTCCCAAGTCGTTACCCTAGCTGAACCATCTTCAAGTTGTGCTTTGGTATCAAGCACATACGTCATCTTTGTAACAGGCAAGTTCAACAGATAGAAGCCATTAGATTCTGAATAACAGCCTTTGATGTTTGCCAAGACTTCAGAGTTAACATTGGTCATCAAGTCATTACGCACATTCTTAGACAAGTCTCGCAAAGGTGCAGACTTCTCTTGAATAGTACGCAACAGACTACGCACACCACTGTTTGACAAGAAAATAATGTCAGTGCCAGTAGTAGCAATAGAGTCTCTAGACAAGCAACCAATCTCTGCGATGGTGTCTCTCAATGACATGGTGGATGGTGTTGTTGCACCTTCATAAACCAAGATTTGACGCTTGCCAAACACAAAGAAGTAATTGTTGTGAGCAGCCAAACCCATAATCTGATCTGCACCATTAGGCCAAACCCTAGATACATCTAACGTGCCTGAAGTGCCACCAGTCCACACATGACCAGCCAACAAGTCAGAAAAGGTGATAGTTACGTTGTCAGTAGATGTCTCAGCAACCCACAAGCGACCAAAGGCAGAAACAACAATGTTGCCTGATGGAACAGTACCAGCATAACCAGTCTTCTCTGATACTCTGCGGTATGTTGTGGTGCTAACAGCAGGGTCATAAATCAGTGGAGTATGACCAAGCTGGAAGAAGTAAGTGATGCCATTCAAGGATGCACACTGCCAGTTACTAGCTGTAATGGTAGGAGCAGTACCCCCTCCCCCATAGGTCAACTCAACAACAGCATTGCTTCCATCCAACTTAAACAGTTTGTTGTTGCCAGCAAAGAGAGTGGTTAAAGTGCCATCAACTTGGACTAATTCATGGATAACACCAACATTGTTAGCGCCAAGGTTTCCAGATGATGAGTTAACTCTTGACCAACCCTTGCGTGAGCCAACACGACCATATTGGTCAATAACGCAATTAGTGGCAATAGACGCAAAACCAGACACTAAAGTAAGCGGCGAGTCTTGGGTATTCAGCCCGAAAAAGCCGGGGGCTGAGATGCCATAGATCATCAATGGCTTGCTCATATAGCCACAAACTCCTGATTTTCGGGGTAACGAGTGCCTTCCAAAGCAATATAGTCAGCCAACATTGCCTTGTAAAACAACATGGCCTCAGAGGAATCCAAACCACCATCTTCACCACGCTCAATCAAAGCACGAGCATAGGCATTCTGAACAACCAAAACATCAGGAACAAGCACTACAGTCTGGTCTAAAGTCAATGTGGCCTGTGGCACTGACAAGCTAAATGGGATGGTATACACGCCATCAGGACGAGGGTAAATATTTACCTTAGTGTCGTAGCTTCCATTAACGCCATCAAAGGCATATTCTGAAGGAATGCCACTGACAGGAGTAGAGAAATTCTGTTTGCGGTTCATTGACGCAAAGTCAATGTTCTTCATGCCAATATTGCTAGTTGTGTTCAGAACATCAATAACTTGAAACTTCTGACCAGAACCAGTCAAGGCATAGGAGTAAGTACCAGCCGATGTGGTGATGGTAATTGTTGTACCCAAGACATTCCACGAGAAAGCATCTTCAATCTGACGCTTTGCATCATTGACAAACTTGCCAATCAAAGTGGAATAGCTTGTTGCAGTAACGGTTGCTACAGTTGGTTCACGCAACCGAATTAAGACATCGTTTACAAGTTCTAGGTATGTCATCTGCTTTTAGCCTTTGCTTTGTTCCTTGCGGATATAGCTTGAGCTTTTGCCTTTGCGTCAGCTTTGGAGTTAGCACCCCAAGCCTTTAGCGAAAGAAGCAGTCTTGTTGGTTCACCTTTCTTGTCGTATTCAGGGCCATCATTGCCAGCCATACGAGCCAAGAAACTTGCTCTGCGGGGGTTATCCCCCGACTTTACTGGTGCTTTGAGATTGCCACCAGTTTCCGCATTATAAGAGGCTCTCCCCTTGGCAGACAAGCCGCCTTTGGGGTTTTTGCCCTCGGTGCGCTGCCAAGTGGGAGTTTTCATAATTAACGGCGACCTATCAAACCTCTGCCAATGACTTTACCAATTGACTTCTTTTGAAGGGCAGCGCCAACAGCGGGTTTAGCAGCGGCAGTAGCAGCGCCACCAAGGGCAGGAGTCATTTTCTTAGTAGCGGCGGCAACAGCACCAGCCATCATAGGAACAGCTTTCTTTGGAGCAACAGCACCACCAATGGCAGGAGCCATTTTCTTACTTGAGGCAATTGCGCCACCACGAACCAATTTTTTCAACATTTTCATGTCTATCTCCAGTTAAACTTACACAAACTTACTTCACCTTTTTTGGCTTCTTTGCAGTCTTAGCCGCCTGTTTGAAGTCAGCGGCTGTAGGTGCGGCTTTAGAACCTACCTTGTTCATCTTTTCACCAGAACCAGCTTTGATTCTGGCTCTTTTAGCTTGAATGTTGCTATAAAGTCCTTGTTTCATTTCTTTTTAGCCTTTCCCGCAACTGATAACGCAATTGCAATTGCTTGGTCTTTAGACTTGACAACCTTGCCATTCTTGCCAGAGTGCAAAGTGCCTTCCTTGAACTCCCTGTATACTTTGCTTATCTTCTTTTTTTGTTTTGGAGTTGTTTTCATGTCAAACCTTTCTGAAGTTTGGGCAAAAGTGCCTGATTATGAACAGTTTTACGAAATTAGCAATCATGGTAGATTTGCTAGATTGCGCCCAGATGGAAGAATGATTAGAAAACTTAACTCTTGCACACCATATCTTAGTGTTTCTGTTAAATCTCTTAACAAGATGCCACAAAAAAGTTTGTACATCCACACATTGGTAGCAAAAGTTTTTATTGGAGAGCGTCCTGATGGATTGGTAATTAGACATCTTGATGGCAATAAATACAACAATCGAGTTGACAACCTTTCCTATGGAACTGTTCAACAAAATCATGAGGATGTTGTTAAGCATAAAACTCATAGGCATGAAAACAATGGGCGAGCATTGCTTTCTGAAAGATGTGTTATGGCAATCAAATATCTTCATAATCAAAAACTTGTTCGTTCAGCAGACCTTGCAAGAGCATTTGACATCACTGATTCAGCAATATGCGCCATTGTTAAAGGAAGAAACTGGAAAGATGACTAACCTTTTTTAGCAGATTTAGTCATTTTCATAGGGTTTCTCCTTAGTACATGATTTTGGCGGTGATCGTGCCAGAAACATAAACTGTGCAGTTAGCCCGCAAATACTTAGGTGCATTTTGGACAGTGATGATGCCGTTAGCAGTCAAAGCAGTGCCAATGGTTGACCAGTTAGTGCCATCAAGACTACCTTGCAAAACAACAGTGGCTGATGTGATGCCTGAAACTTGCAAGAATGCTGGTTGACCAGTATCGACTTGAACTGCTGTAGATGCGCCAGTTGCGCCAACTGCGCTCAGAAGTGTGATGGGTGCGGTTAAAGATGACATTATTTACCTCTTGAAGATTTCTTCATCATGTTGGTAGCTGTACGACCACCACGCATGGGCATACCCATCTTTGGCTTGCCAACAGCAATCATGACAGTCACAGGGACACCCTTTTTCTTGCCATACTCTTTGGCTTCTTTCTCGCCTTTTTCAGAGTAGGGAAACTTCTTTTTTCCGACCATAGGCATAGCGTTCTCCTTATTTCCAGACACGATCAACAATAAAGGTAACGATACCGCCCATGAAGGAAGCGATAGTCATACCCATCCAAAAACCACCTTTACCCTTGTTGGCAAGTTCCAACAGGGATTTGACATCGGCACTCAACTGGTGCATCTCCTTCTGGAGAGCCTC